CCACAATTAATAGGGAGTGCGGATAGAATTATATTACAAGCAAAAAAAGATATCATTGCGTTAGATGCAAAAACAAGAGTAACAATTAACACACCTGAATTAAAAATTGGTGATGAGTCTGCGTGTGAAGCAATGGTTCATGGAGATGTATTAATGTCCATATTAGTGGATATTCTTAATGTTATTAGTGCTGGCAGTATTGGAACTGCTGGAATAACTACGTTGCCATTAGATAAAGGTGCATTAGCAAATGCATTTAAACAATTACAATATTTAAATAGTTCGAAATATTTTATAAAAAGAGATAGTTAAAAAGGAGAACACTATGCCAATTACGCCGCCTATGGATATAATACCAGGACTTCCAGCAAAGGGAGTTAGTATATTATCAAACAAAGCTAATAAATTAATAAAAAAAATTGGAGAAAAAACCGGAGAAACGTTGCAAGACGCTATCCAATTACCAGATGATTGTAATTGCGACGATCCAAGAATCCATGATATAAAAGATAAAATAGAAGATGCTAAAGAAATGATAGCAAAAGTGCAAGAAATAACAGCTGTTATTAAAAAAGTACATACTGGATTGCAGTCTGCTATGACAACTGCAAATGCAATAAAAGCTGCAACGTTAGCAGTTCCGGTTACCGGTCAAGCTGCTATAGCAGCAGAATTAATGATGGTACAAAATATGACTATTGCAAATGGAGTACAAGCAATAAAACAAATAGATTTTATACCACCAACAATGGAAGCAGGAATGTCTTTAATTAATAACCAATTGGCTAGTATTATATCTAAATTGGGTGGTATATGTAATAATGAAACATTCGATGTTTCTGCAGACGTAGCTAACTCTTTGAATGGTGGTAATGGCGTTAATGGTGGAGATTGGAGATTGGTATCTGGTAGTGGAGATTGTGGGAAGCCTCTTGGACTGCCGCCTTCTACAAAAAGTCCTTATACTGATTCATGTGGTGGTGTGTGGGTTTGGTTTGGTAGTGGATATTACAACCCGGATGGTATTGGTTGGGGTACACAACAAAGCAGAATTGATGATTCAACAATGGGTACAGAAGTATATAGTGATATTAATGTATCAAGTGAAGATTTGAATACATATTCTACAATGATAGATAATTTAGTAAAAAATCAACAAGATTTATTAACATCAATCCAAGAAGCTCCAGCACAATCATATAATGGTACTGAACCGCCGAATTCTAACTTAGGCAAATCGGGAGATTATTATATTGATACTGCAGCTCGAAAAATGTATGGTCCAAAAACAAATGAAGGCTGGCAGCAGCCCGTAAATTATTAATAGTAATATTTATATAAAAGAAGAAAAATTATGGAACAGGCAAAATTTATTCAAATATTAAGAAAAGTAGTACAAGAAGAAGTAAGAGCTGTTATTAAACAAGAATTAACAGAAATAATACAAGAAGGGTTACAATCAACTATTTCAGAGTTACGGCCAACTAAAACTCCAATACTAGAACAAGTTTCAAAGCCAACTAAAAAAAATAAAGTTAAATTTAAAACAAATAAATTTTCTGATATTTTAAATGAAACGAATTCTTTAAGAGAACAATCAAGTGTAGGAGATTATGCGGCTATGATGAATGAAGATATTGTGATGACATCAAAAGATGCGATGGGTTTTGGAGTGCAAAGAAATGGGACAGTACCAGGAACAATGCATGATCCAGAGACTGGTAAAACATTACAAGTAAATGGTGCCGTAGCAGATGCTATGACAAAAGATTATTCGGCTTTAATGAAAGCGATTGACAAGAAAAGGGGCAAATAGTGGCATATCAAGTTGTTAATGTAGATGTTGATAGGTTAGCACCAAATACCGCACTGGGTATTGATTTTACTTTTAATAATCTTGGAGTATTTAAAAGCATATATGATACTAATAAACAAGCATTAGCTAATTTAAAAACATTATTGTTAACTAGAAAAGGAGAACGATATGGATTGCCAGAATTTGGTACTGATTTATTGTATATAATATTCCAACCAAATGTTGATGATATTAAAGACAATATAAAAGATATAATTTTAGGACCAATTGGAACATGGCTTCCATATATAGAAATTGATGAAATTGATGTAAAAACATTAAAAGATGATCCTAGACTAATTCATACTATTGAAGTAACAATATCATTTACTGTTCTTAAGACGGCAGATAGTGGGAAAATTCGATTGTTTGCAAAGGAAAATGGAATATTAGAGGTTAAATAATGGGAATACAAAAAGACGTAACATATTTAGGTAAAGACTTTGGACAATTTCGTAAAAATTTAATTGACTTTACAAGACAATATTTTCCAAATGAATACAATGATTTTAATGAGTCATCGCCTGGTATGATGTTTATGGAAATGGCTTCATATGTTGGTGACGTATTGAGTTATTATGCAGATACTAATTTAAAAGAATCATTATTAGAACAAGCTAACGAACGACAAAATATATATGATATTGCAAAATCTTTGGGGTATAGTGCAAAAAATGCAATTCCTGCTTATACTAACTTAGATGTATTTCAATTAGTTCCAGCAATAGGAACAGGCGATTCAGTACGCCCTGATTATAATTATTCGTTATCAATCAAACCTGGGTTGGGTGTAAAACAAAAAAATGGGTCAGCAGCATTCAGAACATTAGAATCTGTTAATTTTGAGTTTTCATCTTCTAATAACCCAACTGAAGTTACTGTATATGAAAGTGATGATGCAACAAAGCAACCAATATATTATTTACTAAAAAAGAGTGTTCCGGCAGTTTCTGGAGAATTAAAAACTGCAAGATTTACTTTTACAGCCCCGGTACAATATGATAAAATTGTATTAAATGAAACAAATATCATTGATATTATATCTGTAGTAGAATCTGATGGTGATGCTTGGTATAATGTTCCATATTTAGCACAAGACACGATTTTTGAGTCTGTACCAAATTTATTAGAAAATGATCCTGATTTTGTACAATATCGAGATTCATGTCCTAGTCTATTAAAATTGAAAAAAACAGCTAAACGATTCGTAACCAGATTAAGAAGCGATAATAAATTAGAAATACAATTTGGTGCAGGAATTTCAGATAATCCTGATGAAGAAATTATACCAAATCCAACTAATGTAGGAAATGGGTTAGCAGGAATGGGACAAAATCTAGATATGGCAATCGACCCATCTAACTTTTTATATACAAGAGCATATGGACAAGCCCCAGCTAATACGACATTAACTGTTACTTATACTATAGGCGGTGGAGTTGCAGATAATATACAAAGTGGAGTATTAACCAATATTGATTTTATTGAATATAAAGATGATCCAAATTCAACTAATAACGCAGCTACTAACAGATTTATAAAATCAACCGTTGCTGTTAATAATCCTAAACCAGCAACCGGAGGGAAAACTGCAGATACATTACAAGATATTAAAAATAATGCACTTGGCAATTTTGCTACTCAAAACAGAATAGTAACGAGAGATGATTACATCATACGATGTTATTCAATGTCTCCCAAATTTGGAAGCGTATCAAAAGCATATATAGTACCAGATGACCAGATATCACAAGGAGATTTAGAAGACACGATAATTGCAAATCCGTTAGCAATGAATTTATATACATTAGGATTTAATTCATCTAAACAATTAACAACATTAAATGATGCAATAAAAACCAATTTAAAAAATTATCTAGGACATTATAGAATATTAACAGATGCAGTAAATATTAAAGACGCATTTATAATCAATATTGGAATTGAATTTGAAATATCAGTTTTATCTAATTTTAATTCAAATGAAGTTTTATTAAATTGTATCAACTCCGTACGAAATTATTTTAATGTTGATAAGTGGCAAATAAATCAGCCTATCATCAAATCAGAAATTTTAAATTTAATCGCAAATATAACTGGGGTACAAAGTGTTGTTGGTGTTTCTATAAATAATTTATATGATACAGCTCAAAATTATTCTGGAAATGTTTATGATTTAGAATCAGCAACAAAAAGAGGAATTATATATCCTTCACTAGACCCTAGTATATTCGAAGTTAAATTTCCAAATAAAGATATTAAAGGAAGAGTAGTTAGCTATTAAAGGTAAATAATGTTTAAAATAATATATCCACAATCAGATGCAACATTATATGAATCGTTGCCAACAACCAATACTGGATTAGATGAGGTATTAGAAGTTGGAAAGCGACTATCAACTGCTGGCAGTAGTTATTTAAAGTCTAGATCTGTTATTAAATTTGATATGTCTGAAGTAACAGACACGTTAACAAAATATAATGTAAACTTAACTGATTGTAAATTCATGTTACAATTATATACTACCCATGCAAAAAATTTACCTGCTGATTATACAATTGATTCTAAATTAGTCGGAGATGATTGGACTAATGGTACTGGATACCAAAAATCGAGCACTATTATTGATAATGGAATAACTTGGGACAATCCAAAATCAGGATCTGTTTATTGGACATCAGGAAGCCAAGAAATACAAGTGCCGTCTGGCGGAGGTAGTTTAACAAAATTAACAAATGTTAGTGCATTTAATATTACAGGTAGTACTGTAGGAACTTATATTGTTAGTTCTTCGAATACTAATGTTACTGCTTCTATAACATTAACATCTACATCTAGTTTTGGATCTGCTACAATAGTTGCAGCAACTGGGTCTTTTAATGTATCAGATACTGTT